TCTAAATTTAAAATAGGCTCTATTTCACGGTAAAAAAATCAGCACCTAGAGGCAAATCTATTACATTATGGGTCTTGCAGGACTGGCATTCAAATTTAACTTTAGTTTGGACACCGTACCCAATACCTGTAATACAATTTATTATTGTGTGAACATCCTTTAATGGCAATCTGGGGTCAGATAAAAATTTAGAAATTAAAGTTTTATCCGTAGTTCCATCCACAGAAATTACAAATCTCCATAAATTATCAAAAACTTTTTCTTTTGTATTTATGTACTGCTCATGGACGACTCTGGGGAATATAACCTTAACTTTCTTTTTAAGAACAGGTAATTCTATTTCTCTTGGGTCTGAAACATCATCATCTATCTTTTCCAAGGGCAAAGATAGCAGAGGAACATTCATATCATTCTCTGCATTGCATTCCATACAAATGCCTATGCACTTGTAAATATCCCCATAAGATATTGCTCGTAAATTAAAGATAAGGGCCAGTTTATCTAAAATTAACAATTCATCGATATCCACCCCTTCAACACATCTAGATAAAACAATATTTATCGGATCATCTATTTTACCTTTTGCTAAGGCAATCGCTTTCTCGTCCTCCAAATTCATTGGACGAATTTTAATTCCAGTAGAATTTTTATAGAACTTACCATTAGATGGTAATTCTACTTTTTTATCCAATTCTATTGGTAAATGTTCAAATAATTTATCTAGATCTTGATTATTATTTACTGGTAGGTTAGGTACTTCCATATTAAACGATAGCTTTCTTAATATATAATAATAGACATGAAATGAAAATTTTTATTAAAACTTTAACTTCAAAAATAGAAACAGACAATCCACGGCTATTTAAAGCTCTCGTAGATAGATATACTCATTCCATCCCCGGAGCCAATTATTCACACGCATACAAGCGTGGTCATTGGGATGGTAAGAAATACTTCATCCACCCGCGCACGGGGGAATTTAAAACAGGGCTTTTAGATTTAATTTTAGAGGATCTTAAGTTAATTGAGTGTGAGCCTGAGTTAGTTTACGAGGATATTAATTCAGAGTTACCCCTCCAAGATTACACATTTGACGGGTGGGATCTTCATGATTATCAGGAGTCTCTCGTTGGTCAGGCTCTTGATAATAAGCGTTGCGTAATAAAATCTCCTACAGGCTCCGGCAAGACCCTAATCATGGCAGCAGTCATAAAGGCTTTTGGCCCACAGGCTAAAATCCTCTGTCTGTTCACCAAGAAACAGTTGATCAACCAGACCTACGAGTTCTTGGTCAAGAAGTCCCCCGCAGGCGTAGGATTAACTCAGACAAAGGAATTTTCAGTAGGTGTATCGTTTTCAGAAGGGTTTGAGTACGGCAACATAATGTTATGTTCTGTTTACAGTCTGGAGAGGCTACTAGGCACCCCTCACGAACGCCCGGATGTTTTAATTGTAGATGAATGCCACGAATTCTCCAAGGGCAAATTAACTTCAGATGCAATTAATTCCTTCCCCACAGCTAAGTATAGAATTGGATTTACAGCTACACCTCCAACAGACGCGATACCTAAATATACTTTACACGGGGGGCTTGGACCTGTCATAACTGAAGTTGATACATCGTCCCTGATCGACCGAGGAATGTTAGCGAGGCCATATGTTCAAATACTACCGTTACACACTTCTGCTGATGACCATCTTGATATGGACTATCGGACAGTTTATGATAACTACATTATCAACAACGAGATCCGAAACCAAGCCATCAGTTCCATTGTTGAAGCTGTTAAGACAAAGACTCCAACAGCTAAAGTTTTAATTTTAGTTAATAGCTTGGAACATGGTAAAAATCTAATGGATAAAATACCAAACGCAAAATACTTGCAAGGCTCTGACGATCTTTCAGAAAGAAACAAGATTATCAAAGACTTCAAGAAAAAAGATCAGTTCAAGGTTCTAATAGGTACGAAAATTCTGGAGACAGGTGTTAACATTCCAGAAATCACTCACTTCATAAACGCTAGAGGGTTGTTTTCCGAGATAGCCACAATACAAGCTCTCGGTCGTGCGCTTAGACTTAACGATTTCTCTGATAAAGTTTATGTGTACGACTTCTATGATGAGGTAAAATATTTAAGTACTCACTCAAGAAAAAGAAAGAGTACATATAAGAACCAAGGACATACAATAGAGGTTTTACCAAGGATAGAATATTAATGATTAATAAACAAGAACAAGAAAAGAGTTTTGCTTTTCTTTCAGAAGAAGAACAAAGAACTCTAGAATTAGTAGCTACTGCACTACAAGACTTAGCTAAAAAGAAAAACCTCACCGATGATATGGTGAGGTCTTTGGATAATGCTGAAAGAGATTTATCTGTTATTAGAAATAAAGTTATTTGGAAATATATTAATGTACTTAAACTAGGAACTATTGTTTAGTAGCTTTTAAAATATTGATATCATTTTCTAATTTTTGGGTCAACTTAAGAACTTCTTTGGCAGTTTCTTGAATATCCTTTTGATTCTCTAAGGCTATTTTAAGTAGTTCTTTTTGGTTCTCTAGTACTTGTTCTAGCTTTATTCCTGATTGAAGATCGTACTTAGTTTTTAGATCACTATTAAATTCAGTTTTCATCCAGCTTAGTTTAGTTTCTATTTCAGTTTTAACTACATGAGCGTTTTCAACTGTTCTAAACTCAATATATCCTGCAACGGATCCGACACAGGCTATTACCGCTATTGTCCATTTAACCATATCCCTTGTAACTGAATTTGCTGTAACCATAATGCTCATCTTTCTAAATTATTTAGGGCTTTTGTTGAAAATTAGACACTAATTTATCTTAAATCTTAAATAAAATTTTGCTTGTCCGGGAACATCTCTAATATTTGCTGTAATTCCAATCATCTCCCCAGTTAATAGTGTAATTGGCTTTTCTATCATTTGTGCTGTGTATTCGTACATCTGAGCTTTATCCATGAAGTTTGCCCCTTCTTCCGTGTATATATTTCCGGCGCATAACGGATTTCCTGAAGTTGTAAAATCAGCATTTTCTTCTACATCTATAGAAGTAGGGCAAGCTCCAAAAGCAGTATTAAAGGGGACTGGGGTCAAAGCTGTTCCAGTTCCAGAAGCAGATAACCTAAACATTTCAAAAGTAAAAGATTGGCCTGTCAAAGTTGCTGATGGGGTGTTGATTGCATAGCATTCAATTATCTCTATTGCACTAGAAGAGTTATTTACAATTTGTAAAAAATCTTCAGGGACAGAAGAAACATTTATTGCATTAGTAGTTACTGAATAAATAGCAGGCATGTTACACCGTTATGAAATATGCATAAATTGCAATTACACCAGCAGCACCTTGTGCCCCGGTAATGATTCTAAGCCCTTCCCCTTCCCGAAGTGTTAAACACTCTTCCAACCCAGCAAAACTATCGTATACATACAAGAATACTCTTTCTTGCAAGTTTTGACCTTCTTCAGTATAAATGTTTGCAGCAGCTAACACGCCACTCGGAATGTAATAAGCTGCGCCACCAGTTGGTGTATTTCTTGCAGTAATATTTGCATCTAAATTTGGGTCGGTAGTAACCATCTTACTCTCTGTGATGGTAGTTCCACCTGTGCCCACGGAAGAGGTTCTATAACATTCTAAAACTTGATTAATACCAGTTATAGTTGTAGTATTTCTAACATACGCGACTATTCTAGTAACCTTCAATGTTTTTCCAGAACCAGTTCCATTGAACATATCAAACATTAATTTGTTTGCTGCAACAGATATTCCAGTCGCAGTGTAAATATAAGTTGGATATTTTTGAGAACTAATTTTTCCTGAGAAAGTGAGGTCAGTCGCTGTTATATTAGTTGCAGATAGGTCTGTAGCAGACACAGATCCAAACTTACCTTGTCCAGAGACATTGACAGTTTGCACATTCTTGAATGTACTAGTAGTTGTGTCGTAAGAGATCAAATCACCGTTAACCAAACTAGAAGCTAAATTAAATCCGACAATATCGTTGATGTGAATTGGGTTAGCAATATCTATTAAGATCGAACCATTAACAGATTGTTTTCTAGTTACAATACCTAAGAATACTTCATCATAAGGTGCAGGTGGTTTAACATTAGTAAACCCTCCACCGGAAGCTAGGTATAAAACATCTCCCTCATTGTATGCGTTAGTATTAAACTTGTATAAAGTTCCTTTAGTAAGAACATGACCAAACTCACCATTAGGAATATCATGCTCCACTACACCAATGCATCTAGTTAAATTTCCATCTGTAGCTTGAGGCACATGGTTATTCGCTGCCGATACCGCTCCGATTAAAACATTGTCTCCCGTAGCTCCGGTCACTTTTACAGGAGTTCCTTTAGTTAGAGTAGATCCTGTGTTATTCTTACCTACTACTACAACGCCATAAGCTCTGTCATAGTCTAAAGAATACCAATTAGTTCCGTTAGATATTACCGTAACAGATTCAGTTGGATCGTATAGACGAACTGTGTTTGTTGCAGTTTGTAATGTTGTACCTGATACTGTAACTGATCTATAAGATCCACCATCATCAATCTTAGATATTGTTATTTGTTTACTTGTCCAAGCAGAAGCATCAGGTAGATAAAGTGTTACACTGGTAGTTGTAGTGTTTACTAAATAAGTATCATAATCTCCACTTATGTTAACACTCGTAGTTGTTGAGCTATCAACTGCTGATACATAAGGTCTAATGTTTCTATAATTAGTTGCTGATACCGTTGTTGCAGAAACATTTGTGGCTGTTAAATTGTTATTGCCAACTACTTTTAGATTACCTGTGTTTGTGTATCGTTGGTTTGTTGCGTCATAGTAAAGGAATTGACCTTCTGCGTTTAATACTTCTGCTGGGTTTGATACAGGGGAACCCCAATTACCAGTCCCATTAGTTCCAAAATACCGCAACATGTAACTAGGGAGATATGCAGGGACAACAGAACCCCCAGAAGCAACTAAAAATGTCCCATCAGGCATTCCACTTACAATGAACGAACCCCCTCCAGAAGTAGCTACAGCTAACTGAGCATTTTGAGAATCAACTTCCATTGATCCAATACTACCACCGGGTACTACTTGTCCTACTTTTGCTTCCCACTCTAAACTTTCAGTCGGTCCACTAACATAGGTTAATACTCGTTTATGATAAGTAGAAATAGGATCAGTTACTGGAACACCTTTAATAGAAGATGCATCAGATATACCTCCACCAACTCCGGTAAAACCTTCATAAGTAGTAGCTGATATAGTTGTAAATTTTAAAGTATTACCCCGTACTGCTCCAGCAGTTGTATCTAAAATGATATCTGATTTACTAGATAATGTAATATCTCCACTAGCTCTTAAATCAATTGTAGTTTTACTATACTCTCCAATAACAATATCTTTAGTGAGATTTTGTGTTCCTATATTTATAATTCCGCCATCATCAATAGTTTGTAGAGATAAATTACCAGCGGATCTTATCGACCCAGCAGTAGAATTAAACTGTATTCCGGGAGTATTTTGACCTATAAGCTGAGTTCCATCTGAAACAACTAACGCTGAAAAATAACCTAAAAGTACTGTTGACCCACTAGTGGTATTAGTTCCAACTTTAAAAGTTTTTCCTGAACCACTTAAGGTTACATCATTTCCAAAAGTAGCAGCAGCAACATTTCTTAAAGTTCCTTGATTAACAATTTGTTTTGCCGCATCAGTTAAAAATAAATCTCCTTTTAAAGTTGAATCTGCATTTATTTCTAATGTACCACCACCGCTAATACTACCTGTAGCAGTTACACCAGCTAAATTACTATTTCCTGCAATAGTTAAAGTTGCTCCACTAAATTGATTAGTTGCTCTAACATCTGTTCCGGTAAAATTAGTAGCAGTAACATTAGCTCCAGTAACATTAGTAGCATTAACAGTTGTAATATTACCTGTAGTTGCACTTAGTGTTATAGCTGTTGCACTATTTGAAGAAACGGAAGTTGTAAAACGACCTGTAGTTGCACTTACAGGGCCTAAATTACTATCACCTGTAACAACTAAAGCTGCTCCACTAAATTGATTAGTTGCTTTAACATTAGGACCTTGAATAGTTCCTACTTGAGATGTGATATCTCCTTCGGACACAATATTAGTTCCTGATACAATATCTCCTATTACTAAACCAGTAGAAACTTCAGTTGTAAAACGACCTGTAGTAGCAGTTACAGCAGCTAAAGTAGTATTTCCTGCAATAGTTAAAGCTGCTCCACTTACATTACCTGTAGCACTAAGATTAGTTGCTCTAACATCTGTTCCGGTAACATTAGTAGCAGTAACATTAGTGGCATTAACACTCGTAATATTACCTGTAGTAGCATTTAGTGTTATAGCTGATGCATTAGTTGAAGAAACGGAAGTTGTAAATCTAGCTATAGTTCCTGTTAAAGCAGCTAAAGTAGTATTTCCTGCAATAGTTAAAGTTTCCCCACTTACATTGCCCGTAGCACTAAGATTAGTTGTTCTAACATTTGTACCAGTAAAATTAGTTATAGTAGCGTTAGGACCAGAGAAAGAATTTAAAGCACTTACTGTTTGTCCCTTAACACTTGTTGTTCCTTCAACATTTGTTCCGGTAACTGAAGTAGCATTAACAGTTGTAATATTACCTGTAGTTGCATTAAATGTTATAGCTGATGCATTAGTAGAAGAAACTGAAGTTGTAAAACGACCTGTAGTTCCTGTTAAAGCAGCTAAGGTAGTATTTCCTGCAATAGTTAAAGTTTCTCCACTTACATTACCTGTAGCACTAAGATTAGTTGTTCTAACATTTGTACCAGTAAAGTTAGTTATAGTAGCATTAGGACCAGAGAAAGATGTTGTAGCACTTACTGTTCCTCCTTTAACACTTGTTGTTCCTTCAATATTTGTTCCGGTAACTGAAGTAGCATTAACAGTTGTAATATTACCTGTAGTAGCAGTTAGTGTTATAGCTGTTGCATTAGTTGAAGAAAAATTAATAAATTGAGTATTATCCGCAGTTAAAGTAGTAGCGGATAAACTAGGAGATGTCATCCCAACAGTAACAAGAACATTTCCTGCCTCTAGTGAGGGCGCGTATATGTCTTGCCCTGATACAACAGTAGCAGAAACATTAGTAGCAGAAACATTCGTAAATCTACCAACGGATGCACTTACATTACCAATTGCAGAAATATTTCCTGTAACATTTACATTATTCGTAGCATTTATATTTGTACCAGTAAAATTAGTTATAGTGGCGACAGGGCTTGAAACTGAAGTTGTAGCAGTTACAGCAGCTAAAGTAGTATTACCTGCAATAGTTAAAGTTGCTCCGCTGACATTGCCCGTAGCACTAACATTAGCTAATCTAGTATTTCCTGCAATAGTTAAAGTTGCTCCACTTACACTACCTATAGCACTAACATTTGTACCAGTAAAATTAGTTATAGTTGCAGCAGGACCAGAGAAAGATGTTGTAGCATTTACTGTTCCCCCTCGTATACTAGTACCTGATACTGACTCAGAAGATACATCATTAGTAAATCTGCCTGAAGAACCTTCTAATGTTCCTACATTATTAATATTTTTACCATTAATACTTATAGGACCCGTAGCACTAAACAAAGCAGAACTTACAGAAGTAAAATCTACAACAGCAGTTCCAGCAGTAACTGTTACATCTACATTTGAAGATAAGTTATAAGTAACTCCGTTAAATCTAACATTTCTAACTAAAGTGGCTTCTGTTGCAGATAAAGCAGAAGTGGCTGATCCTGCTAATTGAGCAGAAGTAGCAGTTCCACTTAAATTACCAGAAACATCCCCTGAAAGACTTCCTAAAAATCTACCGCCACTAGAAGTTTTAAAATCACCATTAAAAACAATATCTCCACTTCCACTAGCAATCGCATCTCTAATTGCAGTAAAAGTTATTTCTGCATCAACTCCAGTAACATCATCTACTATAAATTGTCTAGTAACATTATTATATGTTACAGGAACATTTCCTATTGATGAAAATAATCCAGATAAATCTTCTCTAGCAGTGCCCCCTAATGTTTCAGGAAGAGGGCCTGCAACTGCTCTAAGTCTAGTTACGACATTTTCATCTTCAGGGTCATAACTAGCATATACTACCGAAGAAACAGAACTTACCATTCAAAATTTCCTTATTTACCAGTATCATATATATAGGTATCCGTCAATCTTGCATTGCTTATTGGTTTAACAACTCCATAGGTAAGGAGAACTTGCCCACCAGAACCAGATGTTTTTAAATCTATAATATTAAATTTTTCTGATCCTAAACATAAATAGTCTGATTTATTTGATTGTGTTGATCTGGAATATAAAACTGTTCCGAGAGCACCAGAACCAGCAGTAGAAGTTAATCCAGTAATATTTAAAGAAGTAACATTTCCTACGGAACCTACTCTAGGAGATATAAAACAAAATGCTGTTGTGGTAGATGCAGTATATCCCGCTTCAAAATAATTACAATCTATCAATCCCCCTGAAGAATCAACACAACTAACACTAAGAGTGCCATCAGTAGGGATACTAATTACTTTAGCAAAAGTTCTTTGTGCATAATTTGGGTTTGCCATATCAATCTACCTCTTCTTCTTCAGGACCAGAAGTTTTTTCGTCTGAAATATTTAACTCATCAGCTAAATCTTTTATCATTTGTTCTAAATTATTTAAATCATCCATCATTTGTTCCCTGCTTTTTATTTGTTCAGGTTCCATTTCAGGTTGTTCCATCCCTTCAGGTTCCATTTCAGGTTGTTGCATCCCTTCGGGGGGCATTTCAGGTTCCATTTCTGGTTGTTGCATCCCTTCAGGAGGCATCTCTTCTTCAGGCATCTCTTCTTCAGGCATCTCTTCTTCAGGCATCTCTTCTTCAGGCATCTCAGGTTCAATATTTTCATCAGATTCATAGCCAACATCTTCTTGGCCTTGATCAGACATTAATTTATCCTTCATACCATTAATAACTGTAGAAATATCACTCAAATCTTTTGCAATTCTTCTAAAATCTACTTGAGCATATTTACTCAACATTCTATTTTCGTCAAGAATTTGTCCGTAACCTGCTCTGATAAACATTTCATAGATTAAATTGTTAATATCTATAGCTTCTACACCTGATTTTTGTTTCAAAACTTCAGAAAGTTCGCTTAAAGTTTTCTTTATGATACTTCCATTAGGTGATAATCTTGAAATTGTTTCAAAAATGACAACTTGTGTGTTTATCAAACTTTTAAAGCTAGGTGGATCTTGGAGATTTTGAACATTTACACCAAATTTTTCATTTAATGTATTTATCATAAACTCTTTAACTTCTTTTTTAGCTTCAAAAATCTTAGACGCATATTTTTGAATATCTTTTTCTGAAACTCCTATGCCGTCAATATCTGAAAGGGAACTACTAAATACTTTAAATAAATTATTTTTAGAAGCCAAAGCAACATAAGGAACTTCTTTTATGGCTTCAGATAAAGCATCAATAATTTTTTCATCACTTTCAAAAATACAGCTAGCTAATTTTTGTATTGAAGGATTAGTTGCCCAAATTACATCAAATTCTTTTTTAGACTCAAGTAATTCTTTTTTAACTAATTCTTGACGACATATCATTTCATAAATTGTTTCTGAATTTCCATCATTTAAAATATAAGATTGAGTTTCTTCCAATTCCTGATATGTCATAAAAGGTATATTAAATCCTTCAGATATTGTATTTGAAAGATTTATAGCATTCTTTATTTCTGGAACTTTACTTACTCTATCAAAGTTTTTTTGTAAGAAATTTATAACTTGGGGTTGAATTTCTAGGAATCTTAAAAATTCTGGAGTGTTTATTATTTTTTGAGATTCATTAAACTTTTGAGTTTTAACAGCTAGTTTATTTTGAACTGAATCAAACTTAAGTCTATTTTCCCATAGACTTAGTAGTTCCCCGAAACTATTATCTGCTTCTTTATAATCATCATTATAAATTTTGTCAACAAAACTAGAAACCTTTTCATTAATATATTTTTGATACAAGGTATCATCGTTAAATATAGATGAATCTTGGATCTTGATGTTATTTAAACTAACATCTTTATTTATTTTGTAAGATCCACTAATAACTTTGTCACTTTCAGTGATGTAAATTACTGTCTCATTAGCCCCATCTATTGAAAATAGAGCTACATTCTCACGAAGAGAACGACCTAAACAATCCCCAAGCTTTATTAATAAAGCTACTTTTTTATCTCTGTTTTCGTACAATGTAAACATAAAACACTCCGCATCTATCATTTATATATGTTAGATAAATTAATTAATTTTTATTTTTTTGCTTTAAGAGGATTCTTTCTATTATTAATCTCTCTTCATTAGATAAATTTACTATATTTTTTATCTTTTCTAATCCTTCAGCTACGGGAGCACCTGTGGCTGTAGGCTGTACATTTCCCATTCCTTCTTGCCCTCCTGCTTCGCCATATCCGGGGGCAGCACCCGCTTGAGGAGCAGCAGGAGCAGGAGCAGCCGCTGCCGCAGCAGCCTGTTGCTCTGCTTGATTAGCCATAGCCTGCTCTTGTTCTTCCTTGATAGTTTCCAACTCTCTATCAATCTCTTCTTCACTCATATCATAGTATTCTTTATAGATTGTCTTATTTGAGAGTAATCCTAATCCTTTGACAGCTTGTATAACCCGTGTTTTTTGTTCATCTAAGTCTAATTTTCTCTTAGCAAACATATCAGAAGGATCAGGTAATTTAATTCTAAGATCTTTGATTAATGAAGGTGGATAATTTTTTAATTGTAAGTGTCTCTTAGCAATATTTTCCAATCCAACTTCTATAGATTTCTGTACTCTTAGAATAACTCTAGCAAATTTAACATCTAATTGAGCTAAGTTGGCTTTTCTCTCTGGAGACTTGTCAAATTCTACGATATAATCTTTTGGAATCTTTAGTGCAGCTAATAATTTATCTCTAAAGTATTTAACATCGTCAACTTCTCCAAGATTTTCTGCACCTCTCAAAGTATCTATCTTTGTTCCAGCACCATTTCTAGTTGGAACAAAGTAGTCTTCATCAACACTTAAAGGATTGAATCTAGCATCAATATTTCCTGTATTTGAATTAAAGAATTTTTCTTTTTTAAATTTTTCTTTAATTCTTTCCATGAACAACTCAGCTTTTTGAGTTGGTAGATTTCCAGTATCAATATAGAATATTCTTCTCTCAGGTGCGCGTGCCAGACGATAAACCATCATAGCATCTTCCATCATTCTCAATGATTTAAAAGTTCTATGACAAGCAGCAGCTATTGATTTTCCATATGGATAAAACGCTGGATCTGAAGTATGTAATCTAAAGTGGATAATTTGATTTTTATCTAATTTAATGTATTGATTGGGTTTTCCACCATAGTACATTGAATCGCCAAAATTATCAATATTTGTCTTAGATGGAATTTCTTGTAAAAATTCTTTTAAATATCCAAATTCATTTTCGACACGAATGATATATGCAGGATTTAATATTTTAATTTTCTTTAAACCCTCTTCTTCTTTATTGAGATCTAAAACAACTTCTACGAAACAATCTCCATATTTTACAGTATTTCTGACGATATCCCACAAATATCTTTGAAGATACATTCTATCAAATAATTTTTCAACTTCTTTGATTAAATCTTCACTTTCAGATTGTATTTTCCAGTTTTCGTTTCTAATACCTTTTAGAGTAGAATCATCAGAATAAATATCAAATGTAGCGGCAATCTCAGGATAATCATCCATTTCCTCATAATCTTTGTATCTACGCTTACGATTCATCTCCAATTGTGGCATAATTGGAGTTCTATTAATACCACCTAATACCCCATCTTCAGTGTTAACGACATCAGGATTAATTATTGTGTCGCCATTTTTAAGTTCTTGTTCTTTTTTTATAACTGGGATGGCTTTACGAGCAAAGAACTTAGCAAAGAACCTTCCTAAAGGACCAATAGGGTAATAGAATTCATTTTCATTGGTATTACCAAATTCTGTATATCCCTCATTAATTTTTTTTACTTCATCAGCCATTTGTATTCTTCCTCTGTCAATCCTTGCTTTATTGATTTAGTTGGCATAGGCATTTTTTGTTGATTGGCATCTGTAGTTTTGAAATAATCTTGTGGGAAAGACTCTAACAAATTTTTATAAGCAAAAACCGTTAATGCCAAACTCATAACTAAATCATCATTTTTTGTTTTTTCAGCTTTAGCCTTCCCGTGCTCATTAACAATGAAAGTTAATAACTCATCAGAAGTCCTACTAGAATTTATTTTTATGGTTTCTGTTCTTAAGGATTCTTCCAATGTAGCCAATAACTGTTCCCTGTTCTGACTAGTCAATTGGTAACCAAACTTACCTCTTTCATCAGCCCAAAGATTCTCATACTCATAAACATTAAAAAGCCAATCTATTAAATTATTCCCAATTGTATTTCTTTCAGGAATAACATATGCCATATTATATATACTAGCTTCCTCATTAATAATTTGTGCAAACTCATTTATTGGAGTATTATTAGAATAAAATTCTGCTACTTGCTGCCCATTATAGGCATTTATAATATGAAAGGCAGAATAATCGCGGTTACCACCTAAAGAAACATCACATCCAAGAATATAAGTATAATATGGCAATGGATCTTGCCAAACTCTCATCTTATCCCCGTATTTTTGAATATATTGTTGGCTCGTTTGTGAATTTATTCTACTTAAAATCTCTCCATTGATATAAGTTTCACCAGTTCCTAGGAATACCCCCTCATATTCCTGCATCCATTGACGCATTGGCATGTTAGCACGAGTGGTTTTTTCCCAATCATCAACATTTAATCCTTTTTCTTCCATTTCCGAATATAACCACTCATAACCTAAATGACGCTTATATTCAGGATGGTCTTGCCATTTAATATCCATGGCATTAAAAGAATTTTCTTTACTAGTTGCTTTACTATACACATCATAATACCAATTACCAACACCATTTACCGTAGAAAGGACAAAAGCCCTACCGCCAGTAGAAATAATAGGATAAACCGCAGCCCAAATAGTATCAATGTTTTCAATAAAAGCAGCTTCATCTATAATTAATAAGGATCCTGCTAAAGATCGTCCTGATTGCTTTCCTGAAGGTCTAGATTTGATAGTAGAATTAGTAGAAAGTTTTAAAGTGTGTTTATTATCTTCAATAATTCCGGGTTTTAGAAAACTAGGAAGCTCATCGTACATAATTTTTATTCTATCTAGAACTTCGGTGGATTCAGCATCACCTTTAGATAAAATTATGACAGATTTATGTTTATTAAAAATTGCAAACCACAAAGCATAGGCAGCAGCAATAGTCGTACACCCCGCCTGTCTAAATTTTCTCAAAATATTAAATCTATGGGATTGTAAATCTTGTAAAATCTTTTTTTGAAATCCATAAAGCTTAAAAGGAACTAATCCTCTAACTGGATGCACAACTTTTATATACTTTGATATAAAATAATTGGGATCTTCTTTACAGGATTTAAATTCTAAAGCTAAAACTTGATTTTCCATAAAAAATTTATATTTCC